TATTAATGCTAAACTAACTGCGAATAATAACCAATATGTAGATATTTTCATAGTTTATAATTAACTCTAGTTGCGTTATATAAATTTGTTACATCAGTTTGTGATAGCACTCTGTTATAAAGTCTAAAATCATCAGCATCACCATCCCAATTTTGATTATTAGTAGCTCTTATTCTTCCAACTTGTATAGTTGATCCATTAAAACTTTTAGCTGCATTAACAGTAACTTTATTAACATTATCAACATACATAATAGTATCTTTTGTAGTGCTATTATAAGTTAAAATCAAGTGATACCAAGTATTAGGGACTGTTGTTATACCAGGTGTAATTACTGCACCATCAACAACACCTTTTAGTGTTGAATCATTAGTTAATACATAAAAACCAGTTATATCACCAGCGAGATCACCTACAGCGTTCACACCGTTATTAGTTGTATTTGGCAATGTACTATATCTAGCCCACAAACTCATAGACATATCGACATCACCACTGAAAGGATTATCTGAATTATCTAAATATTGAGCGGAAGCATCAACAAAATTAACCGCTTGTTTTATTTTACCAGGTACATTTACTGGTGCATTTGTAGCTGTTAGATCATATCCATTGCCTGATTTGTCATACCAAGTTGTTCCATTCACATCATTACTATCCATTGTCCAATAGCCAATTAAGCCACTTCTTGATGCAGAGTGAATATAGTTTATTTTTGTAGCTTCTAAGTTTGCTTGTATCTCTGCTAATGATAATCTTTCATCATAAATTCTTATTTCGTCTAGTGTTCCGTTTGCATAATCAAAACCGTTGATATTACCTATGAAATTATCCGATGTTCCAGCTACGATATTTCCACTATATGAACTATCTGTAACAGAATCTTGTAATACTCCATTGCTATCATATATATAAGCTGTTGCGTTACCGTCTGCCGTACTTCCTGTAAAAGCGAAGAAGTACCAAGTATCAGTTGATAAAGTATTCAAAGAAATCAAAACATTTGAACCATCTGTATTGCTGATAAAAGTTACTGCGTTACCAGATGTTGTATATACCCATAATTGCCTATCTGTAGAACTACCTAAGCCAACAATTCCAGCGTTGTTATCAAAAGATGTTATCTTGAACCAACCTGTAACACCAAATTCATTAGTGGCTGGTATTTTAGTTCCAACTGCGTCAGGCAAATCTATATATTGATTAACACCGTCAAAAGCGATTGCTTGTTTTAATATTCCTGTTTCTCCTGTTGTTGGTGTATTAGCTAAAGTTCCGTTATAAGCATTACCACTCTTTTCATATACAGTAGTTCCATTAATATCGTTATCATTCATATTGTAATAAGCAAACATACCAGAGCGTTGAGCTGATTTTATATAATTAGTAGTCGTTAAACTTACACTTTTGGCGAAATTAATGTATATCAAAACTGATATTGCTATAACTCCTATAATTATTGGTATTCTTTTTTTCATATTATTTTAGTTACAAGGAGTAGTTGTTGATATAATTTGTGATGCTCCATCTATATATTTCCAATATCTTTGTCCTTGAAGATTTAATGCTGTTTCGCATTTAAAACTATCTGAACTCCAAGTAGATGTGTTAGCTACTGAACCTGCACTATCCGCTTCTCGTAATACACTAAAACTAGATAACCCATCTATTAAGAAGTTATAGCCTTGTTCTGTCGCAGCTGCTGGAGTAGCACTAACTGGAATATCCATAATATCAATCAAGCCACCGTCTTCTGGCATTGATATTAAACCTGAATATAAGTTAGTTGTTATTAATGAATTAGGGATTGTAGTTGTTACACCACTTTGTGTCATCGTGCTGTCTTGTAATAGTCCACTAGCACCGATAATAGGAAAGTATGTTTGAGTTAGATAAGGAAAGTAAGCCGAAGCACTAATAATTGCACTTGTAGATGTTACTAAAGCACTTGCTGTAGTTGTATTAAAAGTTGAACTTCCACCATCAACTAAGTTAGCACCTTGCAAGTCTATTTGCACGATACTGTCGTCTAGTAGAGATGTTAGTATTCCACCTTCTAAGGTTTTCTTCCAACCACTATTTTCTGTTCTAGCGGTTAGATTTTGGTCGCCTTGTTGCCTTACATCTAACATTGTTGCAGTAGTTAATATGGCAAGTATTGATATAACCGCAATTAATGTTATTGGAACTAGGTTTTTTTGTATAAATTTTTTCATACTTTATTATTGATTAGTACCGAATTTTAATTTTAAAGTAGATGTTCCTGTTGTATAGATAAGTTGTGCCGCAAAACAAGTAGATAATTCAGTGTTTACCTCAAAATTTCTAACTTCATCTGCTGATACCACATAGCCAGTATCACCCTCTATACTTGTTCCATTTTCCATATCGATAACTTCTACATAATCCCAGTGGTTACCAGCTAAAGCAGTTGAAGTAAAATCTACTGTTGAACATTCTGCCCCACTTGCTAAATCGTTTGATACAGCAAATTTATAGGTCATACTTGCTGTACTTGTTGAAGATGGCATAAGAACTATATTTCTATAATCATCTACTCTGATTGCTTTGCTCCAACCTGCTGTTGAAGAAGCACTCCATAATGTTATAGGTACTTCGTAACTTCTACCACCTAACTTTTGTACTTTTGGCTGTGCCATATCAATAGTTAGTAGAACCAATACGGTTGCTACTACTATGACGGCTATTCCTCCTAATATGTAGTATATTTTTTTCATACTAAAATGTGTTTATTAATAAATGATTTGCTCTGTTGGCAAAATCTTGATAAATTTTATAACCTTCTTCTTTACACTTTTTAAAGAACTCTGTATCTGCGTCTAGTTTTTCAATCGGCTCGGGACTAGGATATTCTACTTTTTCTAATACCTCTCTTTTAATCAGTGAATAGCCCATTGAACCCCACTCAACCTCTTCTAAGCCTTCGCCTATTCTATGTTCGCCTTTAGAATAAGAGCAAGGTTTCCCATCTATATCACAGTAATAGCCTGTTACAATGTCTTTATCGTGTAGTATAAGGCTCTCTAACCAATCTTCTCTTGTAGGTATGCAGTCAGTATCCAAGAATAAGATATGTGTGTAGCCTTTGAACTCTGGCATTTTTAAGAAGTTTTCAACCATTCTCTTTCTGGTCCACCAAATTGCTCGTCTTTGTCCTCTCCAAAACATTATGTTGCACTTCCTATCCCACGCTATGTCAACTAATAGCTTTGAATATTCTACTGGTATTTCAAATCTATTCTCTACTACCAATAACATTACACTGGCTTTTTTAAGTATGTCTAATTGTTTTTTTAATATTTTCATAAATTATTTTATTAAGAGAGAAGATTAAAATCATCTCCCCTCAAAAGCAATTTAACTATTAAAATTATCTATTTGCATTAAGTATGATGTAGCAGAATCACGAATAACTGTTACTCTAGCTGATTTATCCGCAGTAATTGTTGCAGTTGCATCTAAATCTAGGTTTCCACCTGTTCCTACTGCCATAATTGTACTTGTTGTAATTGTTTTTACATTAAAAGAGATTGTATCTCCATTGGTTGTTAGACAATCAGCAAACAAAGTAGAAGTTGTTGGCATAGTAATTGTAGGTGTACTTGTGGCAGGTGTAACAGTCCATAAAGGATTATCACACACATTAGCTGCGGTAGCAGTTGATGTGACTGTAAATGTAGCAATTGCACCAGTTTTTATTAAACTTGCTACTCTAGCGTCAGCTCCTGATATAGTAATACCAGCATCAGCATAAACTAAACCATCAACTTCTAAAGCACCTTCAGCAAATAAATTGCCATAGGTACTAGGACAACCACTGATATTACCTGCGTTAGCACAATCAGGCATTTCGGCGGAACCTAACATACCAGATTGAGTATAAGGTTTAGTGTAGTTATTGTTAGTTACATTGATGTCTCCACTCTCAGTAGAGTTTTGTGGAGTTCCACCTAGTGTTAAGGCAGATACTGAACTTCCTACAACTAACAAGCCAACAAGTGCTACAACTAAGAACTTGTTATTGTTCAAGAAGCCCATTACTTTCTTTTTTGTCTTTTTAGTCATAGGATTATTTTTTAACTTTTTTAACTTTTTTAATTTTCTTGACCTTTACTTCTTTGACCTTCTTGAGTTTCTTGAGTTTGTCAGCTTGACGCTTTTCTTCCTCAAGTTTTTCTTCTTTGATAGCTTGTTCCTTTTTCAAGGCTTCAGCTTTTAATTCCTTTTCTTTATCGTCTTTTAATTTACGATATTCTTTGTATTCTTTTTCAGTAGCATCAGAAATTTCTATAGTAGCGTAGTGTTCTTGAACATATAGAGCGATGTCTTCACTTACTACTATTGTTTCGTGTACTGGAATAGATACAAATGTTTCTTTAAATCGGAAGTTGAAAGGTTTAGGAGTAGGGTTGTACATTTTTCTCATATCTTTATTTTCAATGAATTATTTACTTTCTTATTTTGTTTGTTAGGAACTCGTGTGTAATGTTGTGGCAAGACCTGCAAAGTGTTACAAGATTGTCCATTGTGTTATTTGTTTTGTCCTTATCTATGTGATGGACAACTATGCTAAATGTTGGGTAATTTTTATCACACTTAGTACAAGAGAAATTATCTCTCTCTAATACTTTGCGTCTTAATCCACCAAAACGAGATTTGTCTTTATTCTTTTGACCAGTGGCTAATCTCTTTGCCTTATGTCTATGGTAATCAGCCAATTTCCATTTTTTTACCTTATCAGGGTTTTGTTTTCTGTAATATCTACTCTGACAAGGCTCACAACAGAATTTAGCACCTTGATGTTTAGTTGGTTTGAAAACCTTTAAACAACTTAGACATTCTCTTTCAATGACTTGTTCCCATTTAGCTTTCGTGTGTTCCCGTCTTCTTTTGTTTAGTAATTTGTTTTCAATGACCTTTCTACACTTTTTGGAACAATACTTTTGTATGTCTCTTTGTGGATTATAAGGGATAAATTCCTTTCCACACAACTCACATTTTTTATACATAGGGTGTATATATTAGTTAATAACGCCTATATTATACACCCTATTGTATATCCTTGCAAGTATCTACGCTCCAGGACTATACCAGCAGCCAGCCCAATGTTCATATCCAACTGATAACTCTTGCTTATAAGCATAAGTCATATTACCAGTTTTAGAGTCAACAGGTCTGTCATAGAACTGAGGAGCCCCGTAACGTCTAACCTGTAGGATACTATCCATTCCAGGTAAGTTAGCTACTAAATACCAAGCAGTGGCAGAACCACCTTGTTCTGAGTTCAACCATCTTGAGCTTAAAACATCAATAACTCCATTGTAGAAGTTCATATCGTTGTTAGCTGTAGAAGGTCTATCAGTTGTTTTGGTATAGATTGTTGCGTTCTTTTCCAAATCATCAGGTACTACTAATGTAATTCTACCTAAGTCTGTCAAAGGTAAACCTCTATCTGTAAGTTGTTTAACTAGAGCTAAACGACCAGTTTCAAGGTTACTTTCTGTTAATGTAATTCCACCAGCAGAAAGGTTTGATTGAGAAGAACCACCATCAGCACGGGCGTGCGAAGCATCAAATAATGCTTCGCTGTTATATCTATCTATATAGATACCGTTTGATGTTTGTCCTGTACTAGCACCACCAACTAAACTTTGAAAACCAGCTTTAACTTCAAACATACCAGTTTTTGAAGCAAGACCAGCCATTTCGTCTAGTTTTGCACCAAGCTTTTGTCTGTCTTTAACAGCGTTTTCAGTAACTTCAACACTTTGTCCATAGTTACGAGCGTTCCAAACTGTTTCACCAGTTTTGTAGTTGATAGTAGATGGGTAAGGTTGACCTTCACCAAAGTATTTTGGTAGGTCATATCCAGTTACTCCTGTAGTTCTTTCAACAGGATCTTTCATATTTTTGAAAGAGAATAACTTTGAGGCGACTTCTTTTCCAACGTATGGAACTAAGTTCTGGTCAAAAACTGATTCAAACTTAGGACCTAGACCACGTTTTCCCAAGTCTCCCAAAGTTGCGGAAGTTTGTATATTCATATTTAGGGTTTATGTGATTTAAGCCATTGCAGTACTACTAAAATCCCAGGCTTCGCTGTGATTAATAGATACTAACATACGTGTACTATCATCAGGGTCGACTCCCCAATTCTTTAATTCTCTAACGTCTGTAATTGTTCGTGAATGAGTTGTTTCGTCAATAGCACTTGCTGAAGCTACACTTACCCAACCACCTGCTTTATTTGAGGCAGTAGTAGTATTCATAGTTCCAGTTACTTCTCCAGAATAGATAGCTAACTTAGATGTTTCCACCTTAGCGGCTACTAAATCTACAGTTTCATTATCAGTATCTACAGCGACACTTAATGCACCATCTAAACCTGATACAGTTGCACCACCAACTACTGCGATTGAACCACTCATTGTGTTTCCGTTTTTATCAACAATATCAACGACTACTCCGTGGATTGCTCCACCAGCAGTGGTAACTTCTAAATTGCCATTTCGCAACTTAACCATATCACCAATCACTACAGTATCGGAATTATCAATAATGCTATTAACACAGATTGATGGTCCGTACTGTTTATGTAATTTGAACATAATAGTCAATTTAATTAATTAGACTTGTATGCAAGTTGCGAATTAAAATTAATATTTAGGTTTGTATTCTTTTTCTAATCGTTTACGATTGTCTAAGATAATTTTGGTTTCCTCTACAGTCCAACCTTTCTCTTTAGCCAGTTTCTTAACTTCGTTAGAAGTTCCTTCAGCTGGTTTAGATTTAGATTTTCCTTTGATTTCACCGTCATCCATCTTATCTCGTTCAGAAATTCCATCAAGTCGTGCTTTTTCAACATCTTCTTGGTGGTCTTTCTTACTCTTAGCAAAGTTTACTAAGTCCTTAACAGTTCTTTTTAATTCTCCTCTTGCTACAAAACGCTTATCCTTAGAGGCTTGAGCATAAATGCCCTCAAGAGCTGGATTAAGAAGTGTCTTTAGCTTGTTAAAATCAGAGTCATCTAATTCTTTAAATTCAGAATCAAAGTCGTCTAGTATATCAGCTCTTTTAGATAGATAGTCTGTCTTAAAAGCAGTTGATTCACCTTTAACAGGTTTGTCCAATTCTTTTTTCCTTAGCCCTTTAGTTTCAATTTCACGCTTATAATTATTAGCGGTCTTTTTTATCTTACGGGCTTTTTCTCTTAACTCGTCTTCTGATAAGCCAGAAAACTCGTCTTCCTCTTCATCTTCGTTTGTAGAGGTGTCTTCCTCAAGACTTTCGTCTTCAAATGTGGTTTCTTCGATATCCTCTGGTGGATTATCAAGAGTGTCCGTCTCTTCAACGTATTCGTCTGTCATACAGATTTAATTATGTTTAAGGTCGATATAAGGCGTTCGACTATCGCCATCAAATCTGATGTCCCAGTATCAACTCTTGTAATAGAGCTAGTATCAGGACACCAGTTTTAAATTGTCTTACTGTTTAATGTTTGGATTTCTTAAAGGTTGTCTGTACTTTTTGTATAGTTCACCTTTTACTTCTTCGCCTTTTTCATCTACTTGGATAAGGATATTCTTATTAATTATTCTTCCTTCTGTGCCATCTGAATAAGTTACTACTCCACCATTCTCAGGATTTCCTAATATTTTGTATAAGTATTCAGCGTGTTCTTCGTTCTCAAACTTGTTTAAGCCTGGTTTAAGAGTTATTACTTCGTTGTCTGAGTAGTTAGGGTGATTAAGTATAGCTTTCTTCTCTACACTATAATTAACTGCTTTAGGATCTAAGTCGCCAATCTTTTTACCAGTAGGGCTAGGACTAGCTTGTGTATTTGAGATAGGAGTTTTAGTTAATCTAAATTCCAATTTCTCTCCTTTGTATTTCAATAAAATCATATTTTATATTTCTTTATTAATTAATGTTCGACCTTTAAACTGTTGATTCATAACCTCCTGTTTCCTCTTCTTCCTCTTCTTTTGGTTGTCTTACATTCTCTATTCTTACTTGTAAACTTTCAGCAAAATTTACATATCCTAGGAACTTCTCATCTTTCTGATTTCCAAATAATTGATACCCAGCAATACGGTGGAGCTCTAACCATTTATCAATGCCCTCTATTCTAGCCATTTCAGTCATCATTCTTTGTTCGTCATCACCTGTTATCTCTACTACTTGTGGTGGTCTTTTAAGTAATTTCTTTAGGAATTTCATATAGCTGGTTGTGGTTGAGGTGTATTAACTTGTGTATTAACTTGTTGTTCAGGTATTTGTTGTGGTTCTTTGGCTCTGGCTAAATTAGCGTCTTTACCAAATTTCCTATTAAGCTGGTCAAATCCATAATCTCTATCAAATTTATCTTGATATAGTTCGTTCATTACTCTTTGGTAGTTCAATTCAAGTATTTGTCTTTGTGTTTCAGTCATCTTGATTGATGATTGTTCTACTATTTGAATATCCATCTTCATATCACGCAGAGCTTTAGGCTCTATTTCAATGTTTTCAATAGCTTCTAGGCTATCTTTTTCGTATTCACCTTTAATCTTATTCACTATGGATATTTGAATAGCTCCACTTTTGCCATTGTTTAGTTTTTGGTCACGCAATACAACTCGTTTATATTCTCCTGTATTACCAGGCATTGAATAGAATTGTATTTGATTACTAAATCTTAGTTTGTTTTTATCCTTAATTCCTTTTTCCATTAACTTTAAGAATAGTGATACAAGCTCATCAACTCCTTCTTGTTCAATCTCAACTTGAGTAGCTGTCTTATTCTGTTTAGCAGAGCGAGGGAGTGTAGCACTTGATTGTTCATTTCTCTGTTGTAGTACCTGATAGAGGTTCACAGAGGCACTAGAAGGCTCTGGGATAGGTACTAGCTCGAAATTAGGCTTACCGTCGCTCCAATCAGTTGTGATGACGTTATTAGGCTGTAGGAAGCCTTTAGTCATAGCACTAGAAGTTTTACCGTCTGAAAGAATAGGTCTTGATACTGAAAGAGTTGCTTGGTCTAGTATTCTATCAAATAAAGCGTCTTTAGCATCACAATCGGATATAAGTTTGTCTATCATTGAGCGACCATAGAAGTATCCAGCGTCTAATGGTTCAAATACTGCACCCCAGAAAGGTAGTTGTTTATGATTCCAAGGCATAGGAGTAACTGTCTTTTCGCCTTTAGGATTAATCCATATTTGATTAGCTATGATAACGTATTCATCATTCTTCTTATCAAAACTTCTAACTACTTCAATTTTGTCTTGTTCTACATCTTCACTGTTTTTCCAAAATGGTGTGCTTTCATTTACTATTGTAGATGATTGAGTTTCTACTAATTCAGCGTCAGGATATCCTCCATATTCAGACAAAAACTCATCTTTAGTCATTATTGTACGATAGTAACAGTCATCCATATCTTGAATACAACCAGGGCGAACATATAAATCGCCAGGTACAAAGTCTTCTAAGTTTACTAACATTGAGCGTACATCATTCCATTCTTTGACTTCTTTCTCTTCGAACACTAAATCACCAGTCTTAGGGTTCTGGCTCTTAATCTCTTTGCGTTTAACATTTCCAAAGTACCAGTCTTCAAAGCCTATTACAGTTCCTTTTTCAGCTGCCTCCATCATCTCTAGGATTATTTGAAAGTCATCATCATTCTTATAGGCGGCGTGTTTAATTAAGAAGTTAGCTATCTTTTCCTTAAAAAACTCAACATTGTTAAGTTCTTGAGTGGACATAGCTTTAGCTTCCATTCCTTGCAAGGCTAATTTAGATAATATTCCTATTAGTTTCTCGTTAGGAGTGGTAGAAGCAAGGTTAGATTGCCAGTTTCTTTTATGAGCAGGTCGCTTTTTGAACTGAACAAACCTTTTAACATTATCATCTATGTAGTGTTTTAGTGTTCTACCTCTGAATAAGTCTTGTTCTAAATCTCTTTGGTTCTTTTTATCAAGATACTTCTGCCAAACAAAACCAGCCACATCTGAGCGTTCTTGACTCTGAGGGCTTTTTACTTCGTTCTCTTGATTCATCTCGGATTTTATAGTAGGCATAAAAAACTCGTATTAATTTGATAACACGAGTCTTAGTCATAAAGAGGAATGAATCACCAAGCCCCTTTAACAACTAAGCTCGTATCGTCAAAGATTTGGTGATTCTTATTAAATTGTTAATTACCATTCTGAATAATCTAGGTCCTCTAATTCCCTTATCTCTTCATAGTTTGATTGCATCATATTAGATGGGATATCGGCTATTCCCAACTGGTATGCAAGTGCGTCACAATTACTTACAAGTATTCCATTTGCATAAAATACTCCATCATCTTCTACTGTTATATTATATACTTTTTTTATAATAGTTTGGATGTTCTTTTCGCCATTTCCTAGAACCTGCTCTATTTCCACATTTCCTAGAGCAAAATTTACTTTGAATGAAGAATGTTTTATATTCTGTTCCACATTCGGTACACACATTATCAATTTCTTTTTTCTTAAGAGATTCTTTAACGTGTTCTCTATGCCATTTTTTACCTTCTTCAGAACTATGCCATTTTTTTGTGAGTGGTCTGATTCTATCAAGAATTTCTTTTTGTTTTCTAACAAATTCAGGATTTTTTGCATTTCTTTTATAATGTTCCGATAAATGTTTCCCAGCCAATAAACACTCAAGATTTTTAATGTCATTATTAAAAGTATTACCGTCTTTATGGTGAACAACACTGCCTTTTGGAACTTCTTTTTTATTATGAAATTCCCAAATCGCCACGTGAAGTCCTTTAACATTTTTTCGCTTTTTATACGCTCTTGATTGACTAAGATAATACTTTCTCTTCCCACCCATAAGTTTGTAGGTGATACCATTAAATACAATAGTTTTTTGTATTTCCATATAAGATTTTCTTTAAAATTTAATCTACTTATATGATTATTGTAATCTATTGTATCTAACTTGTCAAATGAATTGCCATTAAATATTTTATGATTGGGCGTTCCCTCTATTCCTAAATTATTTATTGTCCTTTTCACACCTGTTTGACCAGACCATAACACTTTTCTAATACCAAATGGTGTTATAACATTATCCTTTTTCTTTATATCTTTTATCTTTTTATTTCCAGTTGTTGTTGCTACAAGTGTTTCACCATCTAAACAAAGGTCATCAAAATCTCCCATTGGAAATCTTGTTAGCTCATCAATCAAGTCTGTCTGTTCTCTTTTTATAAAAATTGTTCCTGTATTAAATCTAGGTACTAATCCTTCTATTCGTAAATTCTTATTAGTTCCCTTATCTTTTAGCTCTACTACACTGAAAAAGATATTTCTTCTTCTCATTTCATCTTCTAAAGCTACTTGCAGTGTGTATTTAAAGGCTTTCTGTTCTATTCCTAGCTTAACTGGTTGAAAGAAACTAACTAGTCCAAATATATAATCAATCAATTTATCCTCTTTACCTTTAAATCTTTCGGCTTTTTGTATGTACCAGTTGTTCTGTGTATCTACTGAATTAACTATAATGCCTGTATAATCAGCTGTCTTTGCTGTTGAATAGGCTCTGTCAATCGTTATATAAGTTGCTAATAGCTTATCTTTTAACTCACTATCTTCAAAATATTTAAAGTTCTCTAGTCTAAAGTGTCTATTTTCATCACTTATTGGGTCGTTCTGATACTCTTGATAGAATAAATATAGTTGTCCTCTACCGATATATTCCTCTTTAACCTTTAATATCTTATCATAATTAAGATGTTCTTCCCATAAAGTCTTGCGTTCCTTCTCATCTATTATGGCTTTGTAAACTCTTTTAATGTATTCAGGGTATTGTTTTGGGTCTAGTATCTTGTAGAGCAGTGCGTCAAAATGTAATATCGTTCCGATTATTATTATTCTACCGCCTTCACCTAAACAGGGTTCTAAAGCTCCACTATACCAGCGAGATAACTTTTCTCTTCTCTCTTTGCTCTGAACTAACTCATCATTTTCTAAATCATCTATAATTATTAAGTCTGGTCTATACTCTCGGTATTTCTTGCCACGAACTTTCATTCCTGCTCCAAGTGCTTCAATCTTTATTCCATTGGCTACAATCTCTCCCTCGCTCCAATTCTTGCTAGTCATATCACCATACATTGCTCTTAGCTTCTCATTTCCTTCTAATTCAGCTTTTAAAGCATCCATAAAGGCTGTTGCTTGAGTATATGTATCAGATATTAGTAGTACATACTTAGCCTTCTTGTGAATTATTACCCACAAAAGATAAACTAAATCTACTAATGAACTCTTTGCGTGTCCTCTAGGTGCGGCGATTGCTATTCTTTTGTTATCATCTTCTTTTATTAAGTCAATTATCTCGGTATGAAAATCTGGACTTTTCAATCTTAAATGATGTGGTAGAAAGAATCTAGCAAACTCTAGTATCTCATTCTGAAATATCTGTTTTACTGCTTGTATCTTTTGTCCCTTTGTTATTGTCTTTAATTTTTTTGGCATAGATTGTTAATAACTCATCTAAATCAACTGAAGCTATCTTTTCTCCATCTGTTTTAATATCTAAATTCTCAGCTAATTCCATTACAAACTTTAAATACATCTCAATACTCTTTTCCTTTCCTTCCAGAGCATTTTCTTTTAGTTTGTTTAATACTTCATTCCCTCCGTCAAGTGCTTGACTTAGCCAAATCTCAACTATCTTTCCTTTATTCTCCTTTTTACGTCTTTGATAAAAATATGTTTCTGAACTTATACCGTGTTGTTTAGAAAAATCTTCAATAGTTCCTTCTCGTAAAGGCTTTGGTAAACTCTCTCTTTCTATCATTAATTGTATCCAATTTTTTACTTCTTCTCCCATACTATTCTTTTTCTATGTCTTCTATTAAATCTATTCTATGTTCTAGTGTTTTTAAATCTTTTTTTAATAATGCTATGTAATCAGTTATCCTTATCTTTTGTCCGTTTATTACTGTTTCAGCTTTTACGTTAGTTAGCATTACTCGGTTTTGTATTCTGATCTCAAATTCTGACTCGAAATATTTGATTAGTAAAGTTTCTTTTAGTTTAGAAATGTATTCAGTTTTTTGTACTTTGAACTTGTTCATCTTTTTGTCTGATTTTACTTGAGCCATAATATCTTTTTCTAGTTTATTAATTGTGGGGTTAGTTTTCGTGTCCATCTTGATATGTTCTTCCTTTAGCTTGATTATCTCTTAGTTTATAATTTAAAGCGTCGGTCATTTCTCTCTGGGCTTCTTTTGCTTTTCTGTCCATTTCGTTAGCAGTCCATATTTTTCCCTTATTTCTAGCTAATTCAGCTTCTTGTCCATAACCTTCAGCGTCTTTTTGATGTTGCTCGAAGTGTCTATCAGCTCTTTCTCTTTTTTCTCTGTCTATTTTGTCGTAGTTCATACTTTTTTTATTTCGAAATAATGTTTACTTCCACACTTTAAGCAGATATAGTCATTTTCTGCTGATATAGGGTTTTCACAATCTTCTTTTTGGCAATACATCTGTGCTTGTAAATCGTATTGGTTTGTTAGTTCTATTGTGTATTCTTCTTTCATTTCTTTTTCTTAACTTCAAATGTTTTTAGTAATTTCTTTATTATCTACATTCTGCTCCTATCTGGTTACCAGAGGGTCGAAACCCTACAAATAGGATGAGAATATATATAATAAAAAAACCGCAAAACAAAAGTTAGCGATTAGTAGATTTAGTTTTAAGTTTTCTACCCATAGTGACAAGTTAATGGGAGCAAGGTTCTCCTTACATAGTTAATTATGCCACACTTAGTTTGGTATGTCCAGCGTAAAAGACAACCAAATCAGTACCTTTTATGCACACCTATCCCTTGACAACATAGTAAGCTAGATTGGGAGTTATTAATTCGTTTGTAAATTGTAAATCAAAAGGATTTTTGAAAGTTGCTATAATTGATAACATATGAAAAGGGAAGCAATGCTTTAATGGTGGTCTACGGTTAATATTCTTTATACTTAAATTATTGTTTATTGAAGTTTCAACTAAAGATTTGATACCGTCTATAATGTGTGTTCTAGCTTCTTCTAAATTATTATATGTTTCAACCCAACCTGTTTCATAACAAATACCAACATACTTATTATGTCGTTTGTAAATCAATATTCTAAATTTTCCTTTTTCTAATGTATTTTTCATAATTATAATTTTATATTCTACATTTGGAGGGCAAACTTAGCGGGGCCCGTAGTATAATGGTTATTATTAACCAGTGAAAGCGGTGGGATCGGGGTTCAATTCCCCGCGGGTCCACTGAGCTTTGCCTTTCAAATATAGAGTATACTTAAAATAATCCACAATTATTACACACTTCTCTTTTTTTGTCAAGTAATTACAGACAAAAAATTAAAGATCAAAAGACCTTTTAAACTAGGTTTTTTTGTTTTCAATCCCCCTCATATTGACAAGCATTTAACTTTTTAATTAAATTGTTTACTATCTGTAAATAATTTAATTAATTTATCACTATGTATTCTACTTACTTATAGTGAGTAAGTCAAATCTACAAATGGGGATAATTATTATTTATGTTCATAGGGGATAGGTGTGCTTTTATGCACAGTTATAAAAGTTGTTGTTGTGTATTTTAGTTGGTTGTCCACAGGTTTGATAATTCATAGTGTTTTCCATACTTTATAAATATATTGAGTAGTACAGCCCAGTAATTCAGCTATTTCTGTTCCGTTTAGTCCTTTATTCTGCATTCTTCTAATCTTTTTTATCTTATCAGGGGCTAAAACCATTCTGTCTAGTCTTGCCCAGAGTTTATGTATTTCTTCTTCTGGCTCTGCGTGTTTTAAAGCAATAAAAGTAGATAGACTATATTC